AGACAACGCCAGCCGTGTCGATCTGAGCCTTAGACTCGTAACGAGGAAGATCACCCATTAGACGGAACCCCGCTTGGTGCTATTGGCAACTCCAGCAAACAGACCGCCGCCAGCCTTGGCAACGCCAGCGAACACACCCGCATCACCTTCAAGCGAGGCATTGGCCGCAGAAATCTTCGACTGGAACATCTTTTGCTGGAAGTTCAGGTTATTGATGATGGCGTCCTGATCGGACTGGGCCTTGGTGTCATCCTGGAGGGCATCAAACGAACCGCCGCTCACATCAACACCGCGAGCGCCGAACATGGCCCGCTGAGACGAAAGCGTATTTTGGAGCTTCAGAAGGCGCTGAGACTCGGCATTAGATGCCTGGGCAGACAAGATAAGCTGCTGCTGCTCAAACTGAGCCCGCTGAAGGTCAGCCTGCTGATTGGCAGACATGGCTTGCCCAAGACCGCCAACGACATTCATTGCCGTGCCCGCCATTGATCCATATGACGCAACGGTGCCAATAGCAGACGCAAACGCCCCAATCTCGAGGCCGGAACTCATAACGGCACCGCCGACAGAGGTATTCAGAGCAACGGCAGATGCTTCCATCGTGGCAATGGTCGCTTCGCTTTCCATCGCGTACATCAGGACCATGGCGGTAGTTTCGGCCATTAGAACGTCACCTCCAGGGCAAGGCTCATGATCGTCAAAGGCAGGGGAATGTCCTGCTTGAAGGTCACGGTCGGGCGACGGGAGTAGCCCAGCACGAAGAAAAGCTCGCTGGAGGTCTTGGCCGCAGGAGCAAGGGATAGGTCATCCGTTACCTGCCGAACGATCATGTCGGTTCCGTTGATCGACACCGCCAGGGCAGAGTTCAGCAAGACATTGACGCGGCTGATGCGGCGCGGCTCAGCGGTGATCGAGCCATTGCCAACGTCCATGACGGGCGGCGTCGTCTCCCCGCTCGGGGAGTAGTTCATGCCGACCTGAACGCTGTTAACTGCGAATGGAGTAGTAAGGCTGCCAGCCGCAACGGCGTACTCTCCGAGATAGTACGTATCCGAAGTAACCGAAACGGTGTTGCCGCTCAGATGGCTAAACCCGCTCCAAGTCGTCAAAGCCGACCCAGTGGCGGTCTTTGCACAGTCCAGCGTCATCGTATTGTCGAAACGCTCAAGCATGTACACAGTGGCTGAGTTAATCGTGCGGCTTACCAGCACATACGTTGTGTCGTTAACCACCGCGACAGACAGGAACTTGCCATTGGTCGTCCACGGCACCCATCCAGCCAGCTTCTCAGCGCGGACGGAGTGATAGACAGCCATGCTGCCATCCGTATTGACGATGAAGGCGTACTGCTCGGGGCGATCCGTTGCGCCGTATTGGACGGCGATGTCTACCGGGTTCGTGAGGAGATGCGTTGACATAAGGCTCGTAGCGTTCGAGCCATAGCTTTGCTGGTAGTAGTCATAAAGGAACTCACGGACAACTTTGCCTGTACGCTGTACAAACAGAGTCGCACCATCCAGCACCGCGGGGCGAAGGCTAGAGCATCCATAGGGGGTTTGCCTCCTGACGATAATGCCAGTCGGAGTGATTGGCCTGTTGTCGAAGCTGGTCGGAACGAAGAACTCACCGACACTGGTAAACAACTGAAGGTGCCGATTGCTAATCATGTGCTTTACTTCAGCACCCTGATTAGACTCAACGGCAACATCAATCGACTCATCGTCCTTGGCCGTTCCGTAATCGAAATTGAAGAAGGCGGCGGTCTTCGAGGCCCACAAGCCAGACGGCTTCTTTAGCGATCCACCGAACCACAGCCGGTTCTCATGGAAGCAAGCGCACTGCGGATAGCCGTATTCCGGGGCAAACGCCTGTTCATCCCAATCTGAAGCTCCGGTCGCAGAGGCCAGCGTCTCAAGGCAGGTGCCATTGGCAACCGTGCCGCTGGTGATCGAGTTGATCTTGATCTGCTTGCCCTTGTGCCGAACAACGCGGTTCACATGGTAGCTCTGCCAATAGCTGGCGCTCAGCGTCAGAGTGATGGAGCCCGTCGTAGCAGAGGGCGTCAGCAGGTTATCGCTGGCGGCGTATTTGTAATAGGGCTGGTAGACCTTGTTGTTGACGCCATCGACCTCAAAGGCGAAGTCCGTCACGGTGAACGAGGTCGAGCCGGTGCGCAGCAGCTTCTTGGTGGCGATACTCGGGTGACACAAGATCATCGTGTCGCCGGATTGGGTCCAGTTCAGTGCCCAAATCTGCGAGGCACTCCAGGCCATGCTGGTTAAGGTCTGGCAAAGCGTGCCGTCAGGCTTGTAGATGTCCAGGCGGGCGTCAGAGAACACCAGCAGGTAGGCCTGCCCAAGACCGAAATCGAACGGGGCCAGCCGGTAAACCGCTCCATTGGTGGTTTGGGTCTGAACATAAGCCAAGCCGGGACGGCGCTTGATGCCGCCCTGAGTCAGCAGGCTCCAATTGGAAAGCGTTTTGCAGCCACCCGTGTAGGCCTTGATGTCCGAGCGACCCATCATCAGAGGGTCAAGCTCACCGTAGTTGAAGTTGGTCTGGACCATCCTGGCGCGGGGCATTAGCGCCTCACACGAACAAGCTGCGTTGTGGTGATGTTGGTGTTGGTCTGGCTCTGGCCTTCCTGCGACCGAGCAATGGCATAGGCTTTCTCAGCCCTCTGAGCGTACTGGGAGGCCAAGTCCTCTCTGCCAGCCACTGCCACCCCAAAAAGGCTCGCAAGGTCATACACGACCGCCATACGGAAGTGGGGGAGCCACAGGCTTTCGTCAGCCAGGAAGATGTACGACAGCACGACAGGATTGACGCTATTGTCGGAATTGGTGAACACCTTGGAGCCGTAGCGGTCATAGTCCTGCACGATACCAAGCTGCGTCACCGTCACCGGCAGAACGAGGTTCTCAGGAAGCTGGTAGGCGTAGCTCCAGATGTCGCTGGGAGCGTCAGAAAGCATCTGAAGCTCGTATTGATCCATCGCAAAGCGCCAGGGATAGGTAGACAGCGCCGCCTTCACAACGTCTTGGTAGATGTTGGAGGCTACGATGGATTCGGTGGTGCCGTCTGAGAAGGATGTGATCGGCTTAGCCCCGATCAGCACCAAGGCGTTCTAGCAGATGGCGATCTGGTCGGAAACAGCCATGCGTCACCTACTCAGAGATGCGGTAATTGATCGTTCCGCTGGTGTAGGCTGAGCAGCGAACGCGCACCAGCACACCAAGCTCATGTTCATGAACCTCGATACTCGCCGGGGCAGTCAGGCTGATGGCCGTGCCAGAGTAGTCGTAATTGCGCTGAATCCAGGTGGTGCCGCTGTCGAAGCTTCGCTCGAACACAACGGTGCCGACAAAGGTGCCCCAGATGGAGACGTTGTAATGCCCAGGCTGGACCTGAGCGGAGTCGCCATTGCCGGTCGCCGTAAACGTGCCGGTAAGTTTCAGATTGGAGGCAATGATACCGGCCATTGAGGCTACTCCCTGGGACCAGCGAAGCACGTCCCGTTCGGGAAGCGCACCTTCACCATTTTGTTGTTCCACCCTACGACAATGCCGCCCTCTCCCCAGGAGGGAAGAGGAACGGCAGTCGCGGGAGAGGCGGGCTTTGGCTTACGAGAAACCAAAACCCGCTTTCCGTTTTCGTCCACCTTAAGCGGACGAGGTTTGCCTTTGGGCCAAGCCACTAGTCAGTGTCCGTGCCCGCAAACACAACAGCGTCACCGACATCGACGTTGGTGCCGTCATTGGAATTGACGACCATGATGCCGTAGGCGGGGGTGCCACCGATGCCGCTGTTGACGATGATCCAGTCACCAACCCGCAGATAGTCGATAGCGGAGTTGAAGTAACCGGCAGAGTCCACAGTCGCAGCGGTATCAGCGGTCGTGTAGGCATACAGAGTGATGCCGACAGCATCGCCCATCTTGCCGAAGTTCTTGATAGTGAAAGCCATCGTCTGGACTCCTTACGACTCGATGCAGTCAACTTCGACAGCGCCACGGGTGTCGATCAGGACCGAACCCATGCTCATCGAGTTGTTGATGAAGTGAGCCGCACGATCACCATGCCAAGTGATGTCCGACTTCACGTCAGCGCCGACAGCCAGACCAACCGAAGAACGGTGGAACAGGTGGCACTTACGGGTAGTGGACGACTTGGTGAGGCCGGTGAACTGGAAGAAGGTGGCACCCAGCCACTGCTTCGCGGTCACACCGAGGGTGAACGGCAACTCGGAACCCTCGCCAACATACTGCGAGTTCGCAAACTCGGTGATGTTGAGCAGGTTGTTCCACTGCTGCGGGCCAACCACGAAGAAACGCTCGCCGTCATCGGGAACGTCGTTCAGGTTGATAATCTCGAAAGACTTCAGAACCTTGGTCTTGTCCAAGCCGGTGGCATTGGCAGCGACGGAGGTCGAGGTGCTGTCGAGGGAGGCCACCACCAGAGAGTCGGTCTTGCGGCCCAGCGCATAAGCGCCAGCGTTGGCAACAACCATACGCTCATCAATGTTGGTCTTCAGTTCGTCGAGTTGATCGACCCAATCACCGGCATAGTAGTCGGCAACGGGGCAATTCACGACGGTGTGGGTGACGTTCATCACCGGGACTTCACCATGACGACCCTTGGTCGCGGCGATGCCGGTGCCAACCTTCTGGAAGTTGGTCGAAGAGCCCTGGAGGCCCGACTTAAAACGCACGGTACCACGCAGCTTGGAGCCAGTCCGCTGGTAAGCGGTATGAACTTCGCTCTCAAACTGCTGGATAAAGGCTGTGTCGATGCTAGTGGACATCGGAGTTTCCTTTGTTCAACAGAGGGACAGTCCGGTTCTCCCGCCTCTAGCAACATCGGTTATCCGCGAAGGGGCCGTAAGCACACGATTAAGGGGCCGTTAGAAGCAAAAAGCCCCAGATCGCTCCGGGGC